TCACTCGACATCGGGATCGTCATCCGCTGCACCGCCCGCGAGCGTCGCGATATGCTCCCGGCGGCGCGCGGCGATCGCCAGCGCCTTCTCCTGGTTCGCCTTGTTGTAGATGCGGGTGACCTCGAGCGTGCTGTGCCCGGAGACCGCGCGGACGTCGTCGCTGCCGCTGTCCCCCAGCTCGGTGATGCCGCCATGCCGGAAGCTGGTGAACTTCAGGTCATCGGCCAGCCCGGCCTTCTTGCGGATCCGGCGGTGTAGCTGGATCATATAGCTCGTGGTGTAGGCGGCGCCTGTGCGCTCATCGCGGACGATCAGCTCGCCCGGCGCGCCGCGCGTCAGCCGGCCGAGCTCTTGCTCGAGCTCCGGGTACAGCGCGACCGCCTCGCCATCGATCCGCGCGACCAGCGGAATGTCGACGACGTTGCCGGTCTTGGACTGGATCAGGCCGATGCTCTCGCCCGGCTGGTAACCGCCCCAGCGCACGCCGCGGACATAGCCGTCGGTGTCCTCGAACCCGAACGCATCGTAGACGCGCTGGCACCCCTCGAAGCAGATCACCGCGGCGGCGGCCATGCTCTGCTTGCCCATCGCGCGCGCGGCGGCGCGGTAGGCCTCGTATTCGGCGCGTGTGGCGGCGCGGTTGCCGCGGCCGGGCCCGCTGCTGCTCTTGATCCCCATCCCCGCGAACGGGTTGTCCTTCACGCCAGTGACCTTGTGATGCCGCGCCGCCTGGTTCCAGACCAGCCGGCAGACCTGCATCATGTAGGAGCCCTGCCGCTCGCCGTGCTTGACCTTCGCCTTCTTGTAGAGCGCATCGGACGCGGTCGCGTCGACGGCCTTCGCCTGGCGCGTGCCGAACCGGCCGACCTTCATCTCCATGTCGACGACCATGTCCATCGCCAGCTTGTAGCCGGTGCGGGTGACCTGGCGCAGGCTCGTGAACTTCTCGGTCCCGCGGTACCAATGGAACAGCCATTGCACCGACCCGGGGGCCATCTTCGATTCCGCGCCCTGTCGCCATTCCTTGAACGCGGCGTTGAGCGCGTTGGCGCGCGTGATCGCGACCGCCACGTCGGTGCCCAGCGGCGACGACTGTACGGGGCACAGCTTCCCGTGCCGCGTCGCCGGCGGCTTCGCCCATTGCGGGCGCACCCAGTAATAGGCACCCTTCCGCGGCTGGACGTAGGATGGCAGGCGGACGTCAGCCAAAGTCGAGATCCTCGTCGGTGGTGGAGGTGAACAGCGCGACCAGCGCGGCGTCGAGGTCCGATCGCAGCGCCAGCATCGCGCCCCGCGGGCCGCGCGCGCGGAAGTTGACCTTGCCGCCCCGCTCCCAGGCGCGCAGCTGCACCTCCGCGACGCCGGTGTACGCCAGCGCCATGTCGCGGCTCATCGCGGCGGGCCAGTTCGGGAACCGCTCGATTGCGAGGCTACCCACGCCCCTCTCCCCCATCAGAAAGACCCGAAGGCGCCTGTTGCCTTTCGAGGTGGTTGCGGACTGCGAGGCTGAGTGTGGGTGGGGTCGGCTTGCCAGTCTTCCACAGGAAGCTGACGTGGAAGTCCCACCAGCCGATCGCGATCACGTGGGCTGATAGCGAACCGTCTGACTTGCTCGCGTAGAGAATACCGGGCGTGACCAGCTTCTCGGGATCGTTGACCGCGCGGCCGCTTTTGATCTTCATGATACTGTGGCCCCCTTAAGAATGTGCGTGGCGAGCCGCTCGGGCCAGCCGTCGTCCAGATCGATGCCGAACGCGGCGCAGAGGTCGCCCGCCAGCGTATCGGCGCAGATCGTCTGCGGACCCTCAATCACCGCGCACATGCCCTCCCCCGCGCACGCGTCGATGAACTTGAACGCGTCGAGTAGCCGCGCCGCGACCGCTTCAACATCCGCTATATCGTTGGGAGGGGTCATGCTGCGGTCCTTTGCGGCACGATGATGTGGCGATGAATGAAGATGTCGGCTTCCGTGCGGGTGATCGGGCGAACGGTGCAGCCACGGCGGATCAGTTCTAACGGGCTCCTGCCGTACCCCGCTTCGTGGCAGGCCGAAGCCGCGGCCCACCGAGCCGACGCTGCGGTATCGGCTTCCACGGCGACCTCTTCGAAATAGTCGATCCCGACAGCGAACATCGGCCTCATAGCCCGGTTCCCTTGAGAGCACGGATGGCGGTCTCGGCGGCGTCGAGCGCGAGGTATCCACGCAAGTCCTCCTCGTCGTCTGCCCGCACTCGCAAGATATCGGCCGCCTCCGACCTCCCCTCGATCCGCCCGACCTCCCGCGCCTCTTCCGGCGTCATCGGCCGCTCTTGGCACGGATAGGTCTTGTGGGAGGGGGCTTCCCAGATCGTTGCGGGTTGCACCTCGCTAGGTGACAGGGCGGCGATTACCTTCTCAGCGAAGCGACGGGGCTCGTCAGTCTCGACCCATTCGGGCATGCCCCACTCGCCCGCCGATGACGCCCAGCGCTTCTCGAAAATCGCATCCGCTGCCTCCCGCAGCCCGTCATGCGGAGGGGTGGCCTCGGTCGGGGCGGAGGTGGTGAGTGCGGGCGGATCGCACTCCTCCAAGCGCTCGCGACAGCACAGATTACATTCGGATGGCTCACCGTACTTGGCAATGTCCGCCCGCGTGTAGCAGCCAGTCCATCCGCAAGAGCATGACCAACACCGGCTGTTGGCGTCCTTCGCCAGCGCACCGGCCATGCTCACTCGCTGTTGCTCGCGACGGCAAGCGTCGCAGCTACACGCCGAGCAATAATCGTTCCGCGCCCGCGCTTCCGTGGCCTCGGTCGGGGGTGCGGGCTGGGCGAGGGCGGCCGTATATATCCCTGCATACCATTCGGGGTGCTCGACGCCCTCCGCGTGCACAGCGACGGCATCCATGATTTGAAGGCCCCTATCCACGTAATAGCCAGGGTTGTGACCGCAGGCCTCGCAATACGCGCGAGGGACGTTTCGCAGATCGCGTTCAACGCGTCGCGCCACCTCTCTTAGCATGGTAGTGTCCAGCGCCGCCCGCAGGTCAGCCTGGTCAGCGGTTGTCGGGGTCATTGGTCGGACTCCTGGTCCATTTCGAGGCGCGCCGGGTCAATCTCCGCCCACGTCATTCGAACCGCCGTATCGGTGTCGACCAGCATTTCAGCCGGATACGGCTCCTGCTCGCGTGACTGCCCGATGCGCTTACAGAATGCGGCGTGCTCGGCTGCTCGACGTTCGTTCACGTCAGCAAACGATCGCCGCCACATCCAGTAGCAACCGGGCGTGCTTGAAGTGGCAGACCACATGAAGCGGCGAAGATAGTCGCTCTTGAGGGCCTCGACCTTGCACTCGGCTGCCTCAATGGCGTGATACTCGATCACTGCTCGTCTCCAAGATCTTGAGAGGGGGAAGGATTGGCGGGGGTGAGCGGCGGGCCGGGCTCAATCCACTCGACCGCAAGCCCGATCAGCATCGTCTCGTCGCTGTTGACCTCGGGGCGTATCCAAAGACCAGAGCCTTCGGGCGCGCTGAGGAATGCCTTGACCATGCGCTGAACGTCGTCGGCTTCCATGAAAACCGTGCGCTTGATTTCAGTTCTCATGACACCTCCCCCGCCTCGACGCCCCCGATCGTAGAAAGGTCGGGAGGGGTCGGGACATAGGTGTCAGCGCTTCCCGCCGTGGCGATCACCGCAACGCCGTTGGTCGGCACATCAGCGGGGCGCCAGATGCAGCCGCAAGCAAGGCACAGGTGCGAACGATGCGGCGGATTGTCCCAGCCCTCACTAGGCTCGTCGACGTGCTGCACACCACATTTCGGGCAGTTCAGCAGCATGTCCACACCCCCCTCCCCCGCATCGATCGGAGGATGGGCGGAAACTGCGGCGAGGGCGGTTTCACGCGCAGGTGAAACGACGTCCGCAAGCGCGAGGGTCGCGTCGAGTTGGTCCGTTGCTACCTCGGCGCCGCACTTCTGACATTCCACAAAGCCCGTCTGCAGATACATCAGAGCGTTCTCTGCCGCCTCCCGCACCTCCGCTGACGCTGCTTGCGGGCACTCGGGGGACGCGGCGAGCATGGCGGACCAATACTCCGGCCACAGAGGGTCATGTGTGGAGGTGAAGTCCAGCTTGACGACCGCCTCATGCATATCGTCGCTTAGCTTCACCGGGACGAGTTTCCACCCGTCAGGCACCCGCACGTCCGCTAGCGCTGTCTCCGTGTTGGCGAGGCGGTGACGGGCGGCAATTCGCACGAACGAGTGACCGTCTTGTTGTCCAGCGCGCAACCTGCGGCCAACTGCCGGCATCTCCGCAGCGTCGGCGAAGTTGCCAGCAGTATCACGGTCCGCCTGCGTCACCGACACAGGGCTGTCCCCATCGGAAGAGGTGAGATCAACCAAGGCGGAATCCTTTCTTGGGCTCGCGGCACGGCGCGCACCGGTTGCGGATCATGCTGCCCGCTCCGAATGGGTTGGCTGGGCGTCGGCCTCGACAGCGCGCAGCGGGGGAACAGACGTCCTGAGGGGCAGGACCGAGGCAGTCGGGGAGAGCGGGACGAAGCCGCGCGCGGGGTTGCTGCGCAGCACCGTGAGGATCCGGGTCCAGTTCGGGACGAGCGCGTCGGCGATCATCGCGAGCGAGATGCCGGCGATCGCCAGCAGGCAGCCGATTCCAGCGCCGTGCATGATGGCGTGCCAGTTCATGGGATCACCTTTCGATTGAGGATTGCGAGCATCAGCTCGACCATGACCTCGGCAGGCACGCGGCCGCTGAGATCGGGAACGAAGGGAAGCGGGCGGTTCATGCGCCACCCGCGCGCGCGCCGCGCTTCCAGGCTGTGGTCCACCCGTCTCCCTCCACGATCTTCTCGGCGCCGCTCGGCGCGATCACGCGCACCCTTCCGTCGGCGCGCCGGTGCACGACCGGGCAATCGAACTCGTAGACGCCAGGCAGCTCGAGGAAGTTGTGGTAGATCTCGTGGGCGTTGCGCCGCACCGTGATCGCTGGCGCGGTCAGGATGTCCGCGCCACGCTTGATCAGCTGGGCGACCTGCTGCTCGGTAAAGCGCTGGCCTCCCGTGATGCTGTGGCCGTCGAAGCCGGTCTTCTCGCCACCCACGATCGCGCCGTACCAGGGGCTCGGCTCCTTCGAAGGCGTCACGCGGATGCAGGATGGCTGCCGGCCGATGACCTCTCCCACGGGTCGCGTTGCGCGGGGCCTCATGCGCACGCCCTCAGGTAGGCGCCAGCGGCGACGCCGGCCGCGGCGATGTGGCGGCTCTGGCGCGCGAGGAATTCGGCTTCGAACGCCGCGGCGTCGTCGGCAGCAGCCTTGCTCTGCAGCACGTCGGTCGCGGCCTCGACGGCCCCGACGAGCTGCTCGAGCGTCGGGCGGCGCCCCATCTTCTTGCGCAGGAACTCGTGACGCTCGACGATCAGCCGGAGCGCCCAGGCGGGCTTGAGGTTGAGGCGCGCGGCGCGCGCGGCAATCGTGTCGCGGATCGCGTTGGCGCTGGCGATGGCCTGCGGCGCGCCGCGCTGATCCTCTTCCTTGCGCAGCCGCGTGATCGCCCACTCGGCGTTTTCAAGGCGATGGACAGCCCCGGCCATGTCGAGGATCGTCTGATCCAGATCAGGATCGTGCGATTTGATCGTGCGGCCGGTCATCGCGGCGCCCCGGCGATATCCGCCCAGCGCGCCTTGTGCGGCGACTTCGCCCCATAGGCTCGGCCAGCCTCGGCGTGGTTGACCTTGTACTTCGCCTGCCACGTCTCAAGGCCAATGCGGTCCTTCTCGGCGTGCGCGGCCGAGCACAGGGGCACGGCGGTGAAGTCGTGGCTTTTGAGCCCCATCCCCTTCGAGCCGTCGGCGTCGGAATGCGATGCCTCCATGCGGCCCGAGCAGACGTGCCCCGCCCTGCCCTCGATCAGGCACGGGCGTTTGCGGAGCCAGGACAGGTGCGTGGGGAATCGTCGCTCAAGGTCGGCCTTGCCGCTGTTGCGGTGCCGTGGGCGGGTGTCGACGCGGATCATGCGGGCGACCGATCGAGAAAATCGCGAACGACCACAGCTAAGGCGCCCTCGCCGTCCTTTCGCGCTGCACCGATGCCCGCGCGCTCAGCGTCATGAGACGCGACGAGCGCTGCCTCGAGCGCGCTCGCGAGACAGTGGATCACTTCGTTGAGATATGGGCGGGCCCGGGTTGCGAACCGGTCGCCGCCCCGCGCGAGAACCAAAAGCTCGGGGAGCGCATCAGCCGTATGACAGGCGGCCTCCGAGAGCCCTGCCGCGATCGCCGCGACCGGATCTTGGAAATTCTCTACCTCTGAAGAAGCCTGGTCGGCCACGTCTTTCCTCCACCCGGCCGGTATGGCCTGATGGGGGTCATGTACGTCTATACCGTACGTTCGTCAATTAGAAACGTACGTGTAAACCGTACTATCCGAAGAATGCTTCTCGCATTGATATGATACGGTGCAGGTGTGCAACTTGGTCGGTGGGAACCCTGAATACGCGCCGCGGCTCATACTGCTCTAGCTCGACGAACGCCGAGTTCCGGCGCCGCAATGTTTTCACCAGCGCGCAAACGACCTCGCCGTTTCCGTCCTCGTCGCGGTCCATCAATTGCACGATCACGTCGTCGCCGATTGCCGGCGGTCGGACCGGATCGACAAAGACCGGCTCACCTGGGCGATATCGCGGCTCCATTGAAGAGCCGACGACGAATAGAGCGTACGCCTTCTTCATTCCCACCATGGCCGGAGGCCGACGAACGAAGGTTATCGTCTCCATCATCGCGACCAGCGTCTGCTCGACGGTTACGGCGCCGCCACCTGTGTCGTCAAATGTCAGGTCGCCACCGAGCACAGTTCCGTGAACTGGCAGATCCTTTGGCGCGCCGCGGAGGGTTGGCATCTCCTGCTCAATCGGCACCACCTCTGTAGGGATCGGAAGGCCAACCAGTTCGAACACCTCCGAGGGGTGGATAGGGGGCTGGCCTGTGCCCTTGAACGCCGCAACCAGCTTCTCTGCGACCACCGAATCTAGGCGTGCTGGGTCATAGTGGCCGGCGAAATACTCTTGGACGGACGACCTCCCCTTGTATCCCGCCCGCATCGCGATGTCCTGAAGCGATAGTCCGCTGCGCTTCTTCAGCGCCAGAAGCGCTTCGCCGATTGTACCTTTTGCCATGCCGGCATTTTCGTCGATGTCACGTACGGTTTCACCGTTGACGTACGTACGTCTATACCGTACAGGACGGCCATGGGCATCCGAACCGTCATAACCCGCTTCGGCGGTATCCGCCCGATGGCCGACAAGCTCGGTCATCGGTCCCACACCACGGTCCAGGGCTGGTGGGACCGAGATGTCATCCCGGCCACGCGCCAGCGGGAGGTGCTTGATCGTGCGAACGCGCTCAAGATTGCACTGAGCGCGGACGACCTGATGCCCGCCAACGCAGCAGTGCAGGATATCGCAGCATGATCACCACGCAGGAAATCCGCTTCGAGTGCCTGAAGATTGCGGCGCAGATCGACCCCCAGGGTGATCCGCGCCAGGTCGCCGAGCTTCTCGTCGCCTACGTCAGAGACGGGGCGCTGCGAATGGATGGTCAAGCACGTCGATCCGCTCCTGAAGCTCCTCAATCTTCCTCTCAAGCTCGTCGCGAGTCTGGAGAGGTCGCATGACGGCTTCGGCGGCAGTGCGCCATGCGCCGAGCAGGTATTCGCGAGGGTTCGCCTTTTGCTCGTCGGTGAGGATGTCGCGCTCTGCGGCGACGATGCGTTCGAACAGGTCGCGTGCGGCGGCGCCAGTCGTCTCGTTAAGCTTGCTGTCGAATAGCCCCATATCGTCAGACCTTCTCCGTGGTGATTCTGCAGCTCCACGGTGGACCGGACGGGGTCGGGCTGCAAGCCTGACCCCCAAGGTGTCCACGGGTTACACATCTGGCGCCACCCCCACAGAACAGAAGGAAGCAGCATGAGCACCGAGGCGCTCGTTACGATCGCGATCGCGCTCGGCGCTATCTCGCTGGCGGCTTCTGTTTTCTCCGCTCTGCAAGCGACGCGGCTGGTCCGAGTTCTGGAGAGGCAGCGTGACGAACGGCGCTGGGCGCGGAGGCTGGGTAATGGTTGATCGGGTACTGTCGCAGCGCCGCGTACGTGGCGACGATGAGCGCGAGGATCGCGACGCCGCTCGCGAACCACGACGCGTTCTTTGCGCTGCGCGAAATTCGCAAGCTTTCGTCAGCATGCTTGTCGGCACGCGATTCTCGGGCTTCCTGATGTGCCAGGCGCTCCCGCTCGGCCTTTGCCACGGCTTCATGCTCGGCAACCCATTCGCGCATGACCTGCAACTGGTACCAGTTGAAGCCGACGCTATCGATGATCTCGGCGCGGACAGTATCAAGACTTTTCGTGCGCAGGCGGTCGCGGACCGCCGCTCGGATGGTAGCTCGGCGAGCAAGTTCTCGATCGTCCATGGATCCCATCGCGGCATTCTGTCGCCAGCTCCGGGCGAGTCAATGCGTGGCCGTTCGACTTGGTCAGGGCTGGCGTAGATGATCCTCACCCTCCCCTTCGAGCTGAGCGCCCGCGTTGCGGCAACCCCGATCGCGAGCATGCTGATCGGCGGCAAGCGCGTCGACGCGTTCGCGGTGATCGACCCGGTGTTCGCCGAGGTTCCGGTCGTCGTGGCGCACTGTTCGACCTGCAAGGTGGCCGGTGATCGCGCCGTGTCGGCTTGCACTGCTCCCGATTGCCCCTCTCGTGTTCGAAAGGCTGCCTGATGCGCACCACCGCTTTTCTCGCGCTCGGCCTCGTCGTTGGCTGGGCGATCATCGCCGCGCTCTCCCGCTGGGCCGGCCTTTCGGCAGACTCCGCCCTCGTGGGCGGCTTTATCGGGTACGCATGCATGGCGGTCATCTCGGAAGTCTGCAGGAAGTGCCCTGAGGCCTCCTTCGATTACGAGGACGATGTCGCCTGGGGCGGCATGGATGGGCTGGAACTGCATGCCAATCATATGCGGCGCGACCGCGTTGTCCGTCATGCGGAAAGCACCGTGACGTTTCCAGCCGGTGACGTAGCATGACGCCGGAGACGCTCGCCCTGAAGCGCGCGACCGCCGAGATGCTGAAGGGCGTCGGCGGGCTGGAGGCTGCAGCTGGGTTCTGCCGGGTCGGCAAGACGATCCTTGGCGACAACCAGTCGGTCAACCGGCCTGACAGCTTCGTCGCCCTCGACGTGATCGCCGACCTCGAGCCGCTGGCGCGCGACCGCGACGGCTGGCCCCATGTTACCCGTGCGCTCGCTGCCGCGATGGGCTTCGTTCTCGTCAAGCTCCCCGAGGCCCCGGCTACCAACGCGGACCTGCTGAACCTGATCGGCCGGCACGCGAAGGAAGGCGGCGACGTCTCGCAGGCGGTGTGCACCTCCCTCGCCGATGGCGTTATGCGGCGCCCCGACGCCCGCGCGATCCGCACCGAGATCCGTCAGCAGATGGAAGTTCTAGCCGCCATGGACGCCGCGTTGGCAGCCATCGAAACCGATTAACCTACCGCAATACCCGGAGAGTACGACGATGACAGCGCTCAATAGCGCAGCGCCGGTTGAGCCCGGTTCTGCGGACGGTCCTTTGCGGCCTGCTCCCGCGACGCGGATCATGATCGGCGACGTTCGCGAGCAGCTGCGCCTGCTTCCGTCGCAGTCAGTCGATTGCGTCGTCACGTCGCCGCCATACTGGGGCCTTCGCGATTACGGCGTTGAGGGCCAAATCGGACTTGAGGCGACGCTGGGCGAGCATCTCGAAGTGATCGTCGACGTGATGCGGGAAGTCCGCCGCGTCCTGAAGACCCACGGCACTGTTTGGTTGAACTACGGCGACTGCTACGCCGCGGCACCGAACGGGAAGTCGGCCGCAGCGTACAAGGCCGACGGGGCGGACGACCGGGCGTTCCGCGACAAGCCATTTTCAACGGTCGGCGGAGTGCTCAAGCCCAAGGATCTCTGCATGATCCCGAACCGGCTGGCGATCGCCCTTCAGGAAGACGGCTGGTACGTCCGGTCGGAGATCATTTGGCACAAGCCGAACCCGATGCCCGAATCGGTCTACGACCGGCCGACGTCAGCGCACGAGAAGATCTGGCTGCTCACTAAGGGCGAGGACTATTTCTATAACCACGAGGCGATCCGCGAACCCTGCAGCCCCAACACTCATGCGCGGGTTTCACAGGATGTAGGCGCCCAAGCCGGATCGCAGCGGGCCAATGGGGGGTCTCGCCCCGACCGCCCGATGAAGGCCGTCGTGCGTGGATCCGCGAAGACCATCGGGCCGAACTCGCGCATCAACGTCGACCGCGTTCCAGTGTCGCGTAAGTTAGGTGCCGGTCCTCGGTCGGCTGACGATGGCGACGCGTTCCGGAAAGCGAAAGCGGGATTCCATTCGAGCACCACCGCGCTCACCGAGACCAGGAATTCACGCAACGTCTGGAAGATCGCGCCGAAGGCATTTCGCGATGCGCACTTCGCCACGTTTCCGCCGGCGCTTGCCGAACGCTGCTTAAGGGCTGGCGTCCCGCCGACCGTGTGTGGGTGCTGCGGAGCGGTGGCCGGCTGCGGCCCCATCTGCGCGTCCTTCCCCCGCGCGCCGGGCCATGTGCTCGATCCGTTCGGCGGCGCTGGCACCGTCGGGCTGGTCGCCGAGGCGCTTGGGTTCGCGTCGACCCTGATCGAACTGAACCCGGAATACGCTGCGATTGCCGATAGGCGGATCACCGCCGCTCGTCCTGCTCTGGAGATCGCAGCATGACCCGCACCTGCTCGGACAGCTCCTGCAACCTCGCGGCGGCGGCCTCTGCCGCCAACCGGGCGCTGATCTGGATGCTTCTCGAAACGCATAGCCAGAATGACGTGCATGCCATGATGCAGCGAACCCTGTCAGGCGGCGGCATCACGCTCGAACAGGTGCGCGCGGTGCGCAAGGCAATGCTCAAGAAGGGGGCGGCCGCGCGGCCGACGAACGTCTCGCTGGCACACCTGCGCGATGAGCCGGCGGAACCGGAGCCTGTCGACGTCATCGTCGACAGCCCCGCGCCGCTGCCCGCCCTGCCCGCGCAGCCCGCGCCGAGCGTGCGCCGCCCCCCAGCGCCGCCCGAGACCTTCGAAAGCCAGATGGCTCGCATAGCCGCCGGCGCGCGCCTGATCGCCGCTCCTGACTTCCGCACCTGCGGCCCCGACTATACGCTCGGCGGCGTCGCGTCAGGGATGCTCTGACATGCAGACCGACACCATCACCTGCGCCGCAAAACCGGCTCACCTCGCGAGCGTCGCCGATCTGGACGCCGCAATGCGCGCGCGCGGCGATGCGCGGCGGCTTCAGCAGCAATCCGACGCGGCCAAGCGCCGCGCATCGAAGCGAGCCGCTAATGCGGCTCAGGCGTCGCACCTCGTTACGATGCCGCGCATGGCCGCGCTGATGAAGGCCGGCGCTTTGCTGGGCAGCGCCGCGGCGCTCGCCGACGCCCTGGGGATCCAGCCGCGCAGCCTGCGGGCGAAGACCGGCGCCGAGCGCGGCGTATCGGGCGACGATCTCCGTGCCGCCGCCGACGCGCTCGAGGCGCGGGCCGCTGACATGACGGAGCATGCCACCAAGCTGCGCGCGGAGGCGCTGCGCTAATGGCCATCGACAACCTTTTCGCGCGCGGCGCTCGGATGCTGCACGAGGACGCCGTGGAAATGACTCTCGCGTCGCTCCGCGCGTACTGGCACCAGCATGAGCACGTCGCGGTCGCGTACAGTGGCGGCAAGGACAGCACCGCAACGCTGACGCTGATAATTCACCTGATCGACGCCGGCGAACTGCCCCAGCCCGAGCGGCTCTACGTGCTGTACGCGGATACGCGCCAAGAGCTCCCCCCGATCCAGGCCGCCGCCGAGATGATCATGGCGAAGCTGGCCGAGCGCAACTGGATCGAGGTGATCGTCGTGCGCGCGCCGATCGAGAAGCGGTTCATGCCGTACATTCTCGGCCGCGGCGTTCCGCCCCCGAATAACAACACGCTGCGCTGGTGCACGCGGCAGATCAAGGTCGACCCGATGGCGGCGGCGATGGCGGAGGTTCTGAACCGACTGCCGGGCACGCTGCTGACGATCACCGGGGTGCGCGAAGGCGAGAGCGCAGTGCGCGATGGCAGAATCCGGATGTCATGCTCGAAGGACGGCGCTGAGTGCGGACAGGGCTGGTATCAGCAGGTGCTGCCCAACTCACCAGGAATCCGCGGCCGGATCGCGACACTGGCGCCGATCCTGCATTGGGGCGTCTGCATCGTTTGGGACTGGCTGAAGGTCTATGCCCCCCGCGAAGAGTTCGGCGGCTGGCCGACGGCGATCCTGGCGGACGCCTACGGCGGTGACGACGCGGTTGAGGTCAACGCCCGCACCGGGTGCACGGGTTGCCCCCTAGCTGCGGAAGACACGGCGTTGGCCGTCATCGTCGCAACCCCGGGTTGGACACACCTCACACCACTGCTCGAGCTTCGCCCGATCTATCGGTGGATGCGGGTTCCCGCGCAGCGGCACCGCAAGTCCGGCGTCGAGCGGTTGAAGGATGGCTCGATCGCCAAGAACCCGCAGCGCATGGGCCCTTTGACCTTGGAGGCGCGGGCGATCGCGCTGGAGCAGATCCTCGATATCCAGCGCCGCATCTGCGCCGGCGCCGTGGCGGCCGGGACACCTGAGCGCGGGATCGACCTGATCAATGCTGAAGAGGAAGCTCTGATCCGTCGCCTGATCGTCGAGAAGACCTATCCCGACAAATGGCAGGGGGACGAACCCAGCGCTGCGGCCTGGCTCGACAGCGTCTACGGCGATGGCACGGAGCAGCCGATTCTGTTTCGGGACCTCGTCGGCGCGTGAGCATCCGCATCATGACCCAAGTGTGGGGGCTTGACCTCCCGGACAGCGAGATGCTGATCCTGCTCGCGCTCGCCGACTGGTCGAACGACGAGGGCGGATGCTGGCCGTCGATCGCGCAGCTCGTGAAGAAGACGCGGAAGTCAGAGCGAACGATCCAAGGCGCGATCAAGTCGATGGCGGCCGCGGGCCACCTAACCCGCCACGAGCGGCCCGGCAAAGGCTGCACCTACACCCTGCACCCCCGCAGCGATTGCACCCCCGCAGATGCTGCGCCCCGCAAGCGTCGCACCCCCGCAGAGATTGCACCCCCGCAGCCAGCGACGGCCACCCCCGCAGCGGCTGCGGACAATACGTCAGGACACATCACTTCTCCGAAGGCTTCGCCTTCTCCGAAGCGCGAGCGTTCGACCGAGCCCAAGGCCAAGCCCTTCCGGATGCCTGTTGACTGGAAGCACCAGCGGTTCGCCGACGGCACCGTGGCTCGCGAGGTTGCCGATCGCCGCGGGACCGAGTGGTCGCGAGCGGCCCTCGAGAGCTTCCGCAACTGGGCGGCCAACGCTGACGATCGTGCGGGGGTGGGTCGCAAACTCGATTGGCAGGCCGCGTGGGCAAACTGGGTCATCAAGCAGGACAAAGACGATGGGCAATCAGGATCAGGAACTGGACGTTTGGGCGGAAACCGGCAGTCGCGGAGTGGCCAAGGTCGCACCGTCGATGCTGCCGAGCGCTTTAGGGCTCGCCGCGGATTATCGGGACCTGAAGCCGGCGTCGGATGATCAGTTCATCGCGACCCTGCTGCCCTGCCTGCAGCTGGTCGCCCCGGTCGGGATGGACGAGGACAGCCAAGATACTTGGTTCGAGGCCGCTCGCGTCGCCCTGGACGCGATGCCGATCGGACTCCTTCAGCGCGGCGCCGCGGCCGCGATGCTGAAAGCCGATCATCCCGCGAAGATCGTGCCCGCCATCATGGCTGAAGTGGGCGATGCTTGGGAGCGCCGCAAGCGGCTGGCACGGCCGTCCACGCAGGCGGCAGCCCCCGCCCTCCCGGCACCCGGTCAGGAGTATGCGACCCCGGACGAACTCGACGCCATCTGCAAGCAGTTCAAGGTCGGCCGCTATTCCGACCATCGACCAGCTGGCGAGCCTGCGCGGCCTACCAAGGTGGAAGGCGCGAGCGGTGCCCCGAGCCGGAAGCCCACGCGCGCCGACTATATCCGCCTGTTCGGAATCGATCCGGGCGAGCCGGAGACCGATCAGGCCAAGGCGGCATGAGATACCAATCGGTCGGTGTTCCGACTATGTTCTATATAGCAGGCAGGGGTTGAGACGATGGGGCGCGGTAACGATTGGTGCATCCTCAGGACCAGCGCGGGGCGGACCCTGCCGCTGGTCGCGTCGTTGCAGGAAGCAGGGCTGGACGCTTGGTCACCCATGGTGGTCAAGGTCACCCGCAAGCCGCGCGGCAGCAAGGGCCGCGTCGAGCGCGAGTGCCCGATCATGCCCACCTTCGTATTCGCGCGCGCCGCTTGCCTGCCCGCGCTCGCCGAGATCCTGGCGCAGCCGATGAACCCGCACCCTTCCTTCTCGATCTTCCGGTACTATGGGCGCATCCCGCTCGTTGCCGATCGCGAGATCGCGCCCGCCCGTGCCGAGGAGGAGCGGGCGCGCAAGACCATGCTCAAGAAGACGCATCGCCACGCCTTCCCGGTCGGCGAGAAGGTGCGGGTCACCGAGGGCGTGGCTGCCGGTATGAGCGGTGTGGTCGAGGCGGGTGACGGATCGTTCGCCCTCGTTGCGTTCGGAAGCTTCCAGATGAAGATTGCCACTTTCCTCCTCGGAACAGATGAGGTACAGGATCAGCAGCCCATGACGGGCATCGCCGCATAAGCGGCTGAGGCGAGCTTAGGCTGGGGGGCTTTGATCCCACCGCCCTCGCCCTCCAACGCAGGAGCATGTGCTCCGGGCGATTGTCCTACGGTATGGAAGCAGCGGCGCTGCATTGCGGGGTTCAAATGGCTGCACCGCTTTTGCGGCTCACCACCGCTGATCATGTCGAGGCTGCGGGTATGAGGCTTCTGCGCATCTCCGAGGACATGCGCTGCCAGTCCCGCCATCACGCGCGCAGCGATAGGCTGATAGCCGAGGTGGAGCAGACGGTGTCGGACGCGCGAGCCGCGGTGCGCGGACGGCAGCACTGAGCATCCGGAGGTGACTATGCCCGATGACTTGTCGCCACGCGCGCGGATTGTCAGCCGCCACTTCGAGGTTGTCGACGATCAGGACCGCATCGTCGGCAACGTGAAGCACGCAACGCGGGCACAGGCTCACGACCTGCGTGAGGCGCTGATCGGCATGAAGGGCCTAGGCCGCTTGCATGTTGCCGAAGTGACCGAGCGCTTGGTCATCCATCGCGACGTCGGTCGATCGGCGGGCTGGTGTGCCGACCTCGCCGCCTAGCCTCCCCCTTTGGGTCCTTCCGGGGCTCCCAGGTAATACGGGGGGCAAAGGCGCAGAAGATCGCTAGGCGCAGGTTGCCCTATAGTTCTTCCTCCCTCGTGCCATTTTCGGCGGTTTTCTGCGGCTTTCGCGAGATGGAGCAGGGAAGTGGCGCAAATCGATCTCGATGAGCCGACCCGGCCCCAGCTCGCCGCGCTGTTCGGATGTTCCAGCCGCTGGATCGGAGAGCTCCGGTCAAAGGGCGACCTGCCGGCGGACGGCGCTTCGCTGCTCGAGAACATCGAAGCCTGGGCGCAGACGAAGTACGGCATCGCCGACGTCGATCCGGATTCGCTCGACAAGCAACAGCAGCAGGCGCGGCTTGCCAAAGAGCAGGCGGACGCGAAGGCGATGGACAACGCCGAGCGTCGCAAGGAACTGGCTTCGCTTCCTGACATGGTCGCCGCTGGCGCCGGCGTGATCGTCATGATCGTCGCCCAGCTGCAACAGGTCGGTGCTCGGGTT